AGAGAATATATTTGTTGTCGGTCAGTTTCAAGACTACTTAATACAAGTTGATGAGAACTGCTATATTGATGAGGTTGATATAACTAGAGTGATGGAAGATGACGAAAACATAACGACAGCGTTTTTTAACCTGACTGTTTCGTTTTCTAGAAAAAACTATAACGTAGGAATTGATAATCAATGATTTCTGCACAAGCGCAAAGAGGTCAGCTTCGGGCTGCCGTTGTTAGAGCTTTAAAAGCTTACGGCATACGGTCAGTGCTTAAAAGTAAGATAAAGGGTAACAACCAGAGTGTTACTGGAAATCTTCTTAGAAGTATATCCTCTAGTAAATACTTGTCATCCGTGAGAGTTCAGTCTAATGTAGACAAACAAACGGGGATAATAAGCAATGTTTCAATAACTGTTGCCCCGCCATGGGGTAAATACGGTCAGAAACTAGATTCAGATTTAGGATCACCTCTACTTGCACAGGGACAGATGCTTCCAGACAGGGGGGTAATCAGAGCCTGGATGGACAGGAAGGGAATTTTTTATGATGCTGAAGTAAAAGTAAAAGTAAAGGCTAAAAATACTGGTAAGGAATATACCTATGTTTACAATGGTAACAATAGTTCTGCTAGAAACATGATTGCCTACAATATACAGCAAGACATTATACAAAATAATAGATTAAGAACAAGATACCCATACTCCTTTGAACTAGAAAAAGAATTGTCAAAAGTTTTTAACGTGGCAATTACAAATTGGTTTGAGGTTATTGGCGTTAACTTATTGTTTGATTTAGATATAGAAATAGCTAGTAGAATATAATATGGCAGAGTTAGGAATGGGCGGAAGCTCTGGAGGGGGAGCTGGATCAGCAAGCGGACAAGGAGCAATTCAGGCAAAAGTCGGTGCATTACAATCTGCACTTCAGTCTTTGAAGGTTGTTATAAATGACCTCAGACAACAAGGTATAGGAAGTGGTCTTATATTCGAGGCTCTAAGCCAAAAGATAGGTCAGTTGCTACAAGCTCAAAAAGGCTTGACTACAGAGCTTGAACAGCAAAAGATAAAGTTCAAGGATAATGCCGAGCAGTTAAAGGTATACACTAATCTTCAAGGGAAACTACAGACAAACATAGATGGTACTGTAGGTGCAATAAAGTCTTTGACAAAGGAGCAAATAGACAACTCCAAGAGAGCGCAAAAAGCTTCTAATGAAACTGCGCTAAAGGAGCAAGATGCTGCTAATCAGAAAAAACAAAGAGAGCTTAGTCTAGAGGATGTTGTAATCGCTAGATACAAAAGAGAGCAAGCCTTAAACGAAAAGGTTCGATTAGCTTATGAGGAAGCTGAAAAGAAGAAAGCTCAGATAGCAAAACTCAATGCAGATGAGATTGAGAAAAGAGAAATCGCTAAGTTTAAGCGAATTACTGATGCTCAGAAACAAGAGGAGGCAGAATCAAAAAGAGCTTCAAAGGCAAAGATAGAGGCGGACTTAAAGGCAATACGATCAGGGAAAGGTTCTGCTAAGAAAAGATTAGATGCTGAAATAAAGTATCTTCAAGAAGTAAAGAAAAAATACAAAGAAGGTTCTGCTGAGTTTGAAAAACTTCAGGGCCGTATCTCTGAGGCACAAGGTAAAAGAAGAGAAGCTAGTTTCCGTGGTGGTTTTCTTAGTGGGTTAAGGGGGCAAGGAATTGGTAAAGCACTTGGTTCACTAACAGGTGTAGGATCAGCGGTTGCCGCATTGCGAAAAATCTTCCAGGGTTTACAAAAAGCCATAACGGAATCTTTTAAAGCATCTGTAGAGTATGAAGCTCAGTTAGCGCAGTTACAAGCGGTCACTGGTGTATCGAACACAGAACTAAGAGAGCTTTCTAGATCTGTACTTGATGTGGCGGGTAGTACAACATTTACCTCTGAGGAAATTGTAAAACTACAAACAGAACTTGGTAAGCTTGGTTTCAGCACTCAAGAAATCGTTAATGCTACTGAGGGTGTTGCAAGGACGGCACAAGCACTTGGTGAGGGTGTTGCGCCAGTAGCACAAAAGATTGGTCAGATATTAAAGCAGTATAATTTAACTGCTAACGAGACAGAAAAAATATCTGATATTCTCGTATCTACCATTAACTCTTCTGCACTATCGTTTGAAGGTTTTGGTACTGCTATTCAGTATGTTGGGCCATTAGCAGCTCAAGTCGGTACTGATTTCGAAACAGTTTCCTCTGCTATGGCTGTATTGGCGGATAATGGGTTTACAGCATCTCGTATTGGTACTGGTCTTCGTGGTATATTCACTGAGCTTTCGGTATCTGGTCGTGATTTAGAAAGCGCAATTAAACAGTTGGCGGATAGAAACATTTCTTTCGCACAAGCGATTGAACTAGTTGGAAAGAGAAACGCTGGTCAGTTGATATCTCTTATCGAAAACGTAGATGCGTTAGGTGACTTAGAAGATAAATACTATCAAGTAGGTGCGGCTAACATTGCAGCGGCTCAACAGATAGATACCTTTAAAGGTAATATGCAGCTATTGAACTCGGCATTAAACCGTGTTGGTATTAGCATAGGTAACTTTATAAAGGACTCGGACTTAGTTAAAGCAGCCTTGAGAATTATCGATGAGGAAGGTTACCAAACAACATTGGCAATGGAAACATTGTCTAATGCTAATTCAGAAGTGTTTGGTGAGTCTTTAACAAAGCAAGCTAGAGATTTCTTAGGCCAACTAGAAATAAATCGTAAAGAAATAAACAGGTATTTAACTTTAAGTGCCTACATAGAAGACGGAAAAGACTTGGCGATTGTATCTAGAAGAGCAATAGTAGATGGTATAGTCAATCCTTTAGCAGAAGAAGCTGTAAATATTCAAAATAAAATTGACAGTTTAGGGGGATCATTAGCAACTAAAAAACAGCGTAACGAACTCAAGGATAGGTTAGAGGAAATCCGAGAGCAAGTTGAATTTACCTTTGGAAGTGGCCCTGGTGGTGCTAGAACAATTACTGTTGATTACACTAAAACTCTTGAAGGTATGGGTGCTGCTGTCGATGAGGTAGGCGGTCAAATAGCAGAGTTAGCCAAGCAGATACTGATGGATGACGCTAGAGAGACTATAGCCGGAAGATTTGCGGATGACCTAGAGAGAATGAGAGACTTGAGAGAAGATGACTTGTTGACTCTAGAACAAGCCGCTGCTTTAGAATTTGATGCTAGGAAAAAAGTTTTTGATGTAAACGAACTAATAACGGAGCAAGAGCAAGCTATTGCTGACCTTAAAGAAGAAATAAACAGCAATATAGGATGGAATGGTGAAGAGGAGCTTGCTGTAGAGGAAGCTAAGTTAGAGGCTTTAGAGCAGCAAAAAACAAATTATCAAAACATTGAGAGAACAGCTAAAGAGATGTTTGTTTTTGCTCAGAAGGAATATGAGTTAGAATTTAGAACCCTTCAAAATCAAATCGCTAGTGAAAAGGAAGCGATGAAACTTCGTCAGTCTGAAGTAAAGCTTAGAATTGAAACTATTCAAAACCAGATTGAAGGTGAGAAAAACGAAGAAAAGAAAAAACAGTTAATAAAAGACCAAGTAGAATTACAGAAATCCTTACTTGTTATACAAAACAACTCTAGAGAAACTATAGATGGCTACATAGAAGAAACTAGAGCTGGGCTTCTTGATCAAAGAAAGCTTTGGGATGATTTAGGTTTTGATTTAAGACTTTTAGATAAGGCTTTGGAAAGGTTAAAGCAATTTGAGCTTGTAACTCAAAAGCTTAAAATAGACTTCCCAGAATTAGAGACAGCAGCTAGAGGTTTGGCTAAGTCTTTTGGAGAGCAGTTTGGAGAACAATTAAAGAATGGGATTGCTCTTACACCAGCCCAAGAGCAAGAAGTTAAGGACTCACTATCATCTTTGTTTGAAAAGTTTGGTATAAGCGAGGAAGACCTGAGTTCATCGCAAAGAAAGCTTTTGGAAGACTATATACTTTCTACCTTAGATGTTGATCCAAGCAAGGTCAAGGAAAAAACGGATCAGCTTTTAAACCTTCTTCTGTCAGAACTTACGGATGCTGCAAAAGCTTATAACGCTACTGCGTTAGAGAATACTCAAAACAGGCTGAATCAAGAGCTTGATGCTATTAGAAGCAGATATAAGACTGAAGAACAAATATTAAAGTCTCAGCTTGACAATCAGTTAATCACCGAGTCTCAATTTAGAACTAAAAAAGAAGAGCTAAGAAAAAAGCAGCTTCAAGAAGAGAACGAGATTCAAAAGAAAATATTTGACGCTCAGAAAAAAAATGATTTAATAAACATAGGTATAGAAACTGCTGAAGCAGTGGCTAGTAACTTGCTGAAAAACTTTGCAACCGCACCTACTCCAAAAGCTGCTGTACAAACAGCTATTGGTAACGCAATAATAATTGCTGGTGGTGCTGCTAAAGCGGATGCAGTAAGAAGAAGAAAGTTCTTCCCAGCTACCTTCGAAGAAGGTGGTATTGTAAATGGGCCTAGCCACAGCGAAGGAGGAGTTCCGTTTACCGTTCAAGGTCAAGGTGGATACGAGATGGAGGGTGGAGAGTTCATCGTCAATAAAAAGGCGGCAGCTTTCCATAGAAGTCTTCTTGAAAGAATAAACGGTTCTGTTAAACCAAACACTAGTGTAGCACAACACAGCTTTGCTATGGGGGGATTGATAGACACAGCTAAGGCCGCAAACATCCCTATGGCTGATTCTGAAAAAGAAAGTGTAAATTACTTAAAGGCAATAGCAAATGCTACATTGTCTACAGCTTCAGACATGAAGAAACCTGTCAGAGCTTTTGTTAGTTCTAAGGATTTAACTACTGACGAAACGTCAAGAAGATTAAGAGAAAGAAACGATAGAATATGAGTTACGAAATAAAAACTGTTATTGCTCAAGAACTTGCCCCTAATTTCAGCAATATTAGACTTTTGAATAACGGGACTATAGACTTTCCTTCTTCTACGTTTTCGTTTCAAGACCAAGATATTGTTCACGTTAGATACAAATCTGGTAATTTCAGAAAAGGTATATATCTCTTAGCCGCAGTTAGAGATAGCGGTACAAGCTTTACATTTGATTCAAACGTATATCCTTTTGATGCTACTGTTTTAGCGGCTAACGTATTGGGCGCATCTGTTTATAGAGCGTCTGGGTTCACTAAAATATCTCAAATTGATTTCAACGTAGAGGTTGCACACGGTTTGTTTTCAAATGAGTACAAGAAATATTCTACATCCAAAGACTTTACTCTTTCAATAAATGCAGAGAATAAAAGATTTTTCGATAGCTTTGATGATTATGCCTATGAAGGTAAGATGGTCATTGCTGACTTCTGTAATGATTATGCCTATGGTATTGCCTTGAGAGACAATAACTATGGTTTAATAAAAAATGTGTTTAATACAAAAATACTTTTTAACGTAGCTACACGATGAATTTATCATTACATTTAAGCACGGACAATGTAAGCTTTACTGAAATCGACTTGTTTCCGAATCAGGTTTTAAATTATGATGCGGAGTTTTATGATGACAAAGACATAACTAAAGTTAAGCTTCCTTTTAGCACAGATATAAAAATACCTTTATCATCTGCTAATAAATTGTTTTTTGGTTACGATCCACTTTCCGATGATGTATCTTCCTATCCAAAGTCGGATTACTTCTATAGAATATATATAGATAATACAGATCAAACAGAGCTGTACGGTATTCTTAAAGTAGAGGAGTTTGAGTATAATAGTGATGAACCCTATATAACCGTATCGTTAAAAGACTTCTTGTCTCGGTTTATGTCTGAACTAAAAGACTTAAAGATTGGAGACATACTTACCGATTCATTTCACACAACCCGTCATGAGATTTCTGATTTCTTTGACACTACCGCCAACGGAGGGGAAGCGGGAACAATTGGCACTCAGCCAGACGTTAACAGAATTGTAAACTTTCCCTACATTGATTTAAACAATGATGTCGAAAAGTACGGATTTTCTAAGAGGCAGTTCACTGAATATGGATCTGGAACTAAACGCCCCGGTATAATCCCTTCATTGTCTGTTAAAGAGTATTTAAAGCAGATAGGAACCTACCTAAGCACCTCAAGCATACCTGTTCGTGTAAAGTCTAAGCTTTTTGGAATTAATGAAACTGAAGCCATTCCAGACTTTGAATCAGAAAAACTACAAGTTGTTCTTCCTGGTAACCTTCAAGCCAAGCAAGATGTAAATACTAGAAAGTTTTCTTTGTTAAGAGCATCCCGTCAGTCTGGTAGAAATGAATCTTTAAGTTCAGAGACGGATATTGACGGGAATAATAAAGTTCACTCTACAAATTACTTTGGTAGTTACGCTTCTTTTGGAAACTTCTCGTCAACGCCTAGCACAACTTATCAGAAGTTCGGGATTAAGAGAGCACTAAACGCTTTCTTTGGGGAGGACACTCAGGGCGAAGCCGGATACTTTTGTCCCAACATTAGTTTTGACGGAAGGATACAATGGTTTAATGGTAATGATTCAAACCCTAGCGGGAACATAACATTAAACATACCCACGTTAAAAGAGGATCGTTTCGTTTATAAGCTGTTCCCTCAGAATGGTAATACAGACATGAAGTTTGCTGTATACATGGATTTGTATGAAGATGGATATCCTAAGAAAAGAATAAGATTAGAAGACTCCAACGGTGCGCCTATTGTATTAGCGGCTCAAGATGCGACAGCCGTAGCTGGCGATTCAGAGAAGTCAACTCCAGTCTTTACTAATGCGTTAGGGCCAGACCATTCAATTAAATACACTGCGCTATTCGGTTTGTTAAGCCAGGAAAAACCAGCGATACTTGATTCTACTAGACAGCTAGATTACTCAGATGCTTTGCAGTGGAGTAGTGAAGACTTGTATTTACCAGAAAATGAATTTTTAGAAACTACATTCTTTGGTGATAGTAGATATGGATTTAACTTGTTTGTTGAGCCAATCTCTGGTTCTATTTTTGCGGAAACAATTACTGCTTTCGCCCCTGTTAACGCAAGTGGGAATATCGTAAATAACGTGATCAATCTAAATCACTTTAGGTCGAATGCTTCTGCTAACGCAATATATGGTGTAAACGACTTACGCAAGGTTGTTACTGAAATGGCTGGAACTACTCTGAATATTGAGTGCAAGGCTAATAAAGACTTTATACCTTATTTTCCTAGTGATGAGTATATAATTAAAGACTCTCTAAATAACACTGTAGAATTTGGCCCACAAGAACTACTCTCTAAAATATGTAAGAGATTTGCGTGTGGGTTGTTCTATGAATTTGATGGTTCGTTTCATAACCTTATAATCGATCCTATTCATTTATTAAGGACATCAACTGTTTCTATAGATGATTCTGTAGATGACTTAAAATCCATAAAAATATTTAGACCAAAAGACCTGTATAAAAACTTATCTGTTTCTAACGAAGACTTTGGACTTTTCTTTGATGATGAAGATGATAACGGTAGAACCATAGGATCGACAATACAAGAGTTAAATACTGACGGTGTAGACGATTTAGAAATAAAACTAGAATCTTCTGTATTCTTTAAATCTCTTTGCGGGGATGTTTATTTTGAGTCTGGAGAGAATGTTGTTCAAGGAATTATAAGCGAGGAGCAAGCGGGAGTGGTTAGAAACGTACCTCCTATTGTAAGCGAAATGGGAACTAGATTTGCTTATCTAAATCCGCCTTCAAATGAAACAAATATACTTGTTCCTTTCTGTATAACTTATATATCTAGGGCTAACCTAAACACCACTACTCAAAGAATATATAGGACAATGTTTGCTGACGGAACACTTGTGGAACAGCCTAATCATGTTTTTAATGGCGAGCTATCACACGTTAGTTCTGCTGGTTTTAATCTTTTGGCTGAAGATGAGGTTGGTACAACTACGGATTACTACGATTTAATTTCATCAGCAGAATTTGTCAAGGCTAAAAGCTCTGTAGGGGTTGAGTTTTCGATGGTTGTTTTAACGCATGAGGTAGACAATGTTTCTTTCATGCTAAATAAATCTACTTTATCTTATATAAATAATCAAAAGGTTTTAATAAAATCCGTTTCTGGAGAGGTGTTTGAAAAGTATACTTACCTAGATGTTAAGGGTATTATAGAATAATTGTAAATTATTTATATGGCTACTTACAACGACTATCCTTCATCTGCATCTAACAACGCTAAGAAAGTTCTTGAGTGGAAAAAGAAGTATGGAAAGGAAGTAAAGGGAATGACATCTGTTGGCTGGACTCGTGCCAATCAATTAGCATCAAAAAGAAAACTAAGCTATGAAACTATTGCTCGTATGGCTGCGTTTAACCGCCATAGAAAAAATGCAGCGATTGACCCAAAGTATAAGTCAACGCCTTGGAAGGACAATGGATATGTTGCTTGGCTCGGCTGGGGAGGAACTTCCGGAGTTAATTGGGCTATTAAAAAAGCGGAAGCAATTAGAAAAGGAACAGTCAGAGCTAGTGTTGGAATCCCTGATCTCCCCTACGGTGATCGTAAGAGAAAAGATGACTATGCTACGCAAGGCAAGGATGGCTCGATTAAAAAGTCTCCCAAAGCTCCTAAGAGTAGCACTCCTGAAAAGAATCCTAAAGGTGTTGGTAAAGGTGGTAAACTATCTCCAAAGATTATTAAGTCTATAACCAATAAGGTAAGCAAGTATAATGAAAAGTACCCCGATAAAAAGATTGGTGTCGGAGCTGCAAAGCGTGTTGTACTTCGTGGTATGGGTGCATATAACACAGGGCACTCCCCAAAGGTCACAAGTGCTGCACAATGGGGACTTGCTAGACTAAACGCCTTTATGTATTTAGTTAAGAACGGAAACCCTTCTAATCCTAAGTACACCCAGGATAACGACTTGCTACCAAAGTGGCATAAAAAAGCTAAAAAAAATGGATAAAGATTTACCATTATACGATATTACACTTGAGGATTTTGAACAAGGTATGTACAAAATTTCTCTTGTGGACAAACCTGCGATAGAAGAAAACTTCATCTACTTCGATAAAACTGAGGTGGTAGAGATGTTTGCTAATGACGAGAAGAAAGAGGTTGTTGGGCCGATTATGATCCCTAACAAACAAATCTTACGTCACTCGCTAGAGAATGGTTATTACTACGTTAGATTCACGGAAGAAACTATCCGTGACATTATGTATAACTATTCCAAGAAAGGTTTGTTTAACCAATTTGGCATCCACCATGAGTACGATACAAGCGAAGTGGTGATGCTTGAAGTTTGGATGAAAGAGTCTAATAACGATAAGTCAACTGACTATGGTTATGACCTTCCAAACGGAACCGTATTCGTTAAGGCTAAGATTGAGTCTGACGAATTGTTTAGTGCGATTAAAGAAGGGGAAGTAAATGGCTTCTCTATCGAAATTCAAGCTGATATTAAACCCGTAATAAAAGAAGAACACATGAACGAATTTAATTTTGCTAAAGAACTAGGCAAGATGGAGGCTCAACAAGAGGCTTCAGCTGCTAAGTTTGAGGCTAAGATTGTCGCTTTAGAAGAGGAGAATGCTACTCTTCTAGAAGTGTTGACCTCTTTTGAAGAAAAGTTCGCTGGCGTTGAAGACCTAAAGTCTGCTGTCGAAATGATTCAAAAGCACATCTCTGCAATGGCTGATACTCACGAAGAAGAAAAAGAAGAAGAGGAGAAGCACGAGGAAGAGAAGGAAGAGAAAGAAGAGGAAATGGTTGAAAAGAAAGAGAAGTACATTGCTCCTGTAACCTCAGCCACAGACCTTTCTGAAGAAAAAGACGAAGAGAAAGAGTACGAAGCCGTTGAGGAAGAAGTAACTCAGTCTGAAGTCGAAGAAGCTTTTGCTGCCGAACAAAAAGCAGAGGAAGCGGAAGAAACAGTAGAAGACAAAACTGTGGTTTTCAATGCTATTACAGCTGAGAAAGTAAACATGGTAAATGATTTCTTCAATCGTTTCAAGTAAATTGTAAATTAATAAAAACGTAACTCTTTAAATTTAAATAAAATGAGTGTATCTATTGCATCTTTACCATATGGTGACCGCAGACAAAATCTGTTTATCGACTCTATGGTTAAAAGCGCAGCGGTTTTAAACCGTTTCCGCTTAATCGATGGCGTAAAAGCCAAAGTAAACGTACCTATTTTTGACGCATCTTTGACGTTTGGTACAGACCTATGTGTGTTCACACCAGCTTCTTCTGCTTCTATTGCAGAAAAAGAAATGACTGTTGACACTTACAAGTGGGCTTTCTTAAACTGTAAGAACGTGCTTGAAGCATCTTACCGTGGACTTCTATTGAAGAAAGGTCAGCACAACCCAGAGACTATGGACGCTGAGTTCAAGGATTGGGTATTTGACTACTTCTCTAAATTAGCTGCTGAGAAAGCATTGACTCTTGCTGGTAGCGAAATTGAATTAGAATTAGGTAATGACGCTGCTGTTCTTGACCATACTATTCCAGCTGGTGGCTTAACTTCTGCTAACATCCTTGATCAAATGGAGGCTGCTTACGGAACAATGAGTGCTGATATGTTGGCTGCTATCTACGGAGACGCTGATCGTGATTTCAAACCAGCGTTCTTTATGAACACTGTTAACTTGCAAAAGTATCAAATTGCTATTGCTGAGAAATTCACTACTACTCCAGAAGGTATCATCGAAGGTAACATCCCTCCGTACTACGGAATGGAAGTTATCCACATGGCTTCTATCGCTAATGATTCTTTCTTTATCTCTGCTCCACAAAACTTGGTTATGTTGACTGATGACTACAATGATGTAAAAGCTATCGACATGAAGTACGAAGCTGAGTTGTCAAGCGACAAAATCTGGGGACAGTTTAAGTTAGGTTTTTCTTACTTGAAAGGCGAGGAAATCGTTTACGCTCAAGTATAATTAAATTAATGGAGGGGCTTAGTCCCCTCCCTTTAACCTTAAAAATAAAAATAAAATGGCTTGTGAATTATCTCTTGCTGACGTAACATATGACTGTACTGATTTAGGTATTGGTGGACTAAAGTCTGTTTACGTTGCTAATCGCTCAAAATTAATCGCTAACACAGATGCTGGGTCAGCTGCATGGGTTCCTGTTTCTGTTGCTGCTGACGTTGTAACTGTAACTCAAGATGCCAATGTTGCTACTAGTGGTGACGATAACAGCATTTTAGGAACAATTGGTTCGGGCCACTCAGCTCAAATCAAATTTAACTTGAAAGATGGGTTCTCTGTCTTTACAGATGTTAAGACTGTAACTGCTGATGGTAT